TATTGGTGTTGTCCTAGTTAGCAATATGATACCTTTTACATTAGGAGCAATCATTGGACTCTACGCAATCCTCTGAAGAACAAAAGAAAGATCGTGAATTTACATTGGAGATGGCAGAACATGTCTGGCAAAAAGTCAAAGGTTATCCAATTCCCGACTGCTACTCAGAAGAAGATCGACTCAGCATCTTCGAACGGTATTACCACCGAGCAGTCTCCCAGTCTCAAGGAGAGTAAATATTGGATTCAACTAACAGGTTCTATAGTTGGAACCACAATCATGTTTACTCTATTCTATCTAGCAGGAAAGGTTATTAAATGAAAGAGTTAGTATTTGCGGTCATTTCTATTTGCCTACACACAGGTGAATGTGAAACCCACCAACTAAAGGTAGAACCTAAGGTTTGTAAACTAGGTGTAACACAGGCCCAAGTTCCATTAAATGGTGAATGGAAAGAAGCAACTGTCAAGTTTAAATGTTCACAGTAGAAAAGACTTGACAACAATCAAAACTACCTATATACTTATAAATGATGCGACGAAAAATATTAGAAGGAATTTCAAATGCTAGTAGGAGATAAACTAGGTTATCCGGCCGCAAATGAAGCATATTGTTTATTGACGGCCTATCTAAGAGAAGATGGAAAACTTGGTGCAAAGTATAACAAGGAAGATATAGCAGAGTTTGTTAAGTTTCTTTCTGATATACTAAAACATCCAGAGAATTTTACTGGCGTTGATCGTAAGAAAAAGGAACGTCACGCAGATGGTTCTTTGAAATTGCCTGATACCGGAGAACACGACGGATTAGGTTTAGCATAGAAGAAAGGTGATAGTAATGAATAAGTTTTTTCTAACAGCAGCAATCGTTCTTGGTCTAACTGTTTCGGCAGCAGCGTTTCAGGATGAGACACACAACGGTAAGACTGTTGCTGTTCCTGGTGCAACAAAGAGCCGTGGTGTATTTGCACCTGCCGCACAGGTAACACCGCATGGTGTAATTGCTACTGCTCCAGTTGGTTCGGACGTTGATGTTGATGTCGATGGTAATGATATTGAGATTGATGTCTCACCAAAGACCCGTGGCCTTCTTGGTGTTGGATTTTTGGGTCTCTAAATAGTTTTGTCTCCCAGACAAGTGCTACGTCCATGGGGCCGACGTTAAATGTCCCCACCTCTCGCGGAGGTCGTATAATGGTTATTACCTGAGGTTCCCACCTCAGAATGTGGTGTTCGACTCCCACTCTCCGCTCCATTCTTTTAAGGTCACATTATGCAAGTATTTGAGAACTTTCTAGACAAGGATTATGAGAATAATATTAAAACTGCTCTAACTAGAATTCCTTGGTATTATGATAGTTGCACATGTGATTTCTCTTACATACATAACTTCCCACTAGATATTCCACATGTAATGGAAACACCGTTTTTTTATAACATGTTGGTTAATGATTTTAAAAAAACTACTGATGATGCAAAATATTTTTTGCCAATAATAGGCAATTTAGAGAAGGTTACTGGACGTAGGTTCAGAGATAGACTTTTTAGAATAAAATCTAACCTTTATACGAAACAACCAAACTATCCGAATGATTGTTATCATACACCTCATGTTGATGTTTATGATGAAAAAACCGATAAAGTGGGTGATGGAGAAATATTTCTATACTATGCGGATGATAGTGATGGTGATACATTCTTTTTTAATGAAAGGTTTGGATCAAAAGAATATACCGCAATCAATCGTTTGACACCTGAAAAAGGAAAAGGAGCGTTATTCGATATGTCAATAGTCCACGCAAGTTCACCACCACGATACCATGACCATAGAATAACACTCAACTTTGTTTTCAGGCGTTAATCTTCAATTTGTACCTTAGCGTCGGCAAGATATTTTTCAATTGCTTCAATAGAGTTTTTGCAACGGACATTATTCTTGTAAAGTCTAACAACAGTTTTAGCCACTTCTACATCATTTAATGTCTGCCAACTTGGAAACTTTTTATCAATTGGACAATCATACATCTCAGGTGGAGGTGTTATAACCGCTAGTTTAGTCTGAATTAAATTAGGTGAATTACAACCTGCTAAGAATAGGAATGGGATGATTAATAGTTTCTTCACTTGTTCAACTCCTTAAATGTTCTTTTGAGGACATCTGATGATGACTTACCTTTATATTCTTTTGTTGTTGAATCCTTTTCTAGGTAATTATCAACATCACCAAATTTCTTTTCTAAGGCCTGTCTTTGTATACCGATTTCTTTAAGAATATCCTGTTGGTTCTTGTTGATGATTGTGAGGTTTTCAATAAGTTTGGCCTGTTCCCTTTGAACTTGTTCCACTTGAGCCTTGTTCCATTCGGCCAAGGCCTCTGCTTTAATAGTATGTTTCCAATAAAAATAACCACCAATAAGAAGGACAACTATAATGACGCCGCCTATGATCTGTGTGGCTAATTTATCTAAACCAAATAACGATAGCATCTTGACCTCCATGATTAAGTCTGCTATACTATATAGGTAAGAGGTAGGTAATGATCATTTGTTCCTGTAACATCATAACAGAAGATAAAATTAAGGAATGCCTTAATGGTAGGCAACGCCAACCTTCCGTTGGCACCATACTGAAGGAACTTGGTTGTTCGCAAGTGTGCGGTACCTGCTCAAATAACATTATTGCACTAGTGAGAGAATATTATGACATCAATAGTAAGAATTGACCCTCCAATACCATTACTTACACCTAAGGGATCAGCATACGCCCATTTTCTAATAGACAACGGGTTAGAAGATAATCTACACTGGGTATGCTTTCAAGATGATACCGGTGAGTGCTGGACGTGGGATAATTCAAAAGTAAGAGCAACAAAGAACATTACTATTGATAGAACTGATATATCGGAGATTTTATAATGAAAGTATATCTGGGCCCATATTATAAGTGGTGGGGTGTTTATCAAACCGTAGACCTTCTACAAAAAGTAGGTGTTAGTGAAAAAACCTGTGAAGATATTGGTGATTGGATTTGTGAAAATACTCCTGCCGAAGATTTCTTTAACTGGATTCATGAACTAAAAGGTGAACGTAAAGTCAAAGTTCGTATTGATCCATATGATACTTGGTCTATGGACAATACACTCGCACATATCATTCTTCCTATGCTCAAACAACTCAAAGAAACTAAGCAAGGTTCTCCTATGGTTGATGATGAGGACGTGCCGAAACATATGCGTCATGGTGATCCATATGGTCATGACAACTGGATTCACTATAAATGGGAATGGGTTCTTAATGAAATGATTTGGGCCTTTGAGCAGGAACTTGATGATTCCTGGGAAGATAAGTTTACTCACGGAACACCTGTGTATGATTGGAACAAATGGGAAGATGATGACGGTGTTCCATATCAAAGAGTTCAAATGACACAAACAAACCCTGATTTCTGGATTGACTTTGCTGGCCGAAAAGAGTATAATGATAGAATGGACAATGGGTTCAGATTGTTCGGTAAGTATTATCGCGGGCTATGGGACTAAGGAGATTAGTATGGTACCTTTTCATGAAAGTAAGATGCATATTTTAGAGACTGCTTTTAAGCAGCGTGCCTTTGATGGCAAGTGGGAACGTATTGTCAAGATTATGGATCTTGATAACTCTTACTCCTTTGTGGGTGAGAATGGAAGCCGAATGACCCATATCCCAGAGAAATGGGTTACGGTTGGGGTGTATGATTATCTTATGGAGATTGAAAACTAATGGCAAAAAATCTTAAACTGATTCGATTATTTACTGGTGAAGATATTATGGGTGATGTTTTAGAGGTCACCGATAAGAGTGTCAAGGTTAAGAACCCAGTTCGGGTTGTTGTGATTCCTAGTAAGTCGGATCCTGAAAAACCCGGAATTGCTCTTGCTCCGTTTACACATTGGAGTAAAGATAAAGAAATTGAACTGTATATCCATTGTGTTATGACAATTCTAGAACCAATTGTAGAATTTGCAAATCAGTATAATTCCGTATTCGGTGGGTTGGTTATGTCGGATAACAAACTTATTATTCCGGGTCAAGTATAATTGATGAAATTCTATACTAATGTTGAGATATGGGGTGGAAAGATCCTGTATCGTGGTGTTGAAAACGGTAGACGGGTAAGACACAAAGTCGATTATTACCCGTCTCTTTTCGTACCTTCTAACAAGCCTACAAAATATACGACCATTCATGGAGAATACTTGGGTAAAGTTAAACCAGGTACGATCCGTGAATGCCGTGATTTTGTTAAGCAGTATGATGGTGTTGAAAATTTTAAGGTTTATGGCAATCAAAGATATCAGTATTGTTTCATCTCAGATGAATTTCCTGGTTCTGTTGATTGGGATATATCTCATATTCGAGTTGCTAACATCGATATCGAGGTTGGTGAACCTGAAGGTGGTGGATTTCCAGAACCAGAACATGCTAAAGGGCCTCTGACCGCCATTACCGTCAAGATGGATGGAAAGTTTACCACGTTTGGTTGTGGTGATTACAGAAACACCCGTGATGATGTTATCTATTTCAAATGTCGTGATGAGTTTGAACTTATTAGTAAGTTTATGGGATGGTGGCAATCAGAATATCCTGATATCATTACAGGTTGGAATGTCCAGAACTTTGATATACCATACTTGGTTAATCGTATTGGTATGTTATATGGTGATGAGGTCAAGAAACTATCTCCGTGGGGTGTAATCAACGATAAGTTGGTTGACCTTGGTATGAACCGTAAGATTAAGTCTTATAGTATCCTTGGTATCGCCACACTTGATTTGCTTGATCTTTATCAGCGATATGCTCCTGATGGCAAGTCACAGGAATCATATAAACTAGATAATATCGGACATGTTGAACTAGGTGAACGCAAACTATCCTATGAAGAATACGGTTCTTTGTTGAACTTGTATAAGGAGGACTATCAAAAGTTCATCGACTATAACATCAAAGACGTTGACCTCGTTGACAAGATTGATGATAAGAATAAGTTGATTGAACTTGCTCTTACCTTATCCTACGACAACAAGTGTAACTATGAAGATGTGTTCGCACAAGTCCGTATGTGGGACGTTATTTGCTTTCATCATCTAAAGAGTAAGAATGTGGTTGTACCACCGATTGAACGCCACGAAAAGGAGGCTGCTTATGTTGGTGCTTATGTTAAAGACCCTCTTATCGGCTTTCATAATTATGTGGCTTCTTTCGATGTTAATAGCGAGTATCCGTCTGTTATTATGGGCAGCAATATCTCCCCTGAGACTATTGTTGAACCTGATGATTATACTGATTGTATGCGTTCTATTCTGGCCTCTGGGGTTAGCGTTGATAAACTTCTTGCTAAGGGCATTGACACATCTTGCCTTAACCCTGACGATGTTTGTCTAACTGCCAACGGCCAGTTCTATCGCCGTGATAAGCAAGGTTTTATGCCTGAGATGGTCGAGAAGATGTTCGCCGACCGTAAAATTTATAAGAAGGAAATGTTAAATGCCGAAAGCGCCTACGAAAACGAAAAAGACCCTGCCAAAAAAGCAGAACTCAAAAACAAAATTGCCCGATACAAAAACCTCCAACTCAGTAAAAAAGTCTCCCTTAATTCTTTATACGGTGCTCTTGGGAGTAAGTATTTTAGGTTTTTTGACCTTCGCAATGCTATTGCTGTAACAACTACAGGCCAACTTTCAATTCGTTGGATTGAAACTGCTCTTAATGGTTATTTACAAAAATTATTGAAAACGGAGGAAGATTATGTTATTGCGGTCGATACGGACTCGGTCTATCTACGCCTTGGTCATCTTGTGGACAAAACTATTAACGCAGACGGTGCAACTAGGGATACTCCAGGAGTCATCGCCTTCTTGGACAAGGTCTGTGAAAATAAAATCCAACCTGTTATTGATAATGCTTGTCGAGACCTCGCTGAATATACTAACGTTTTTCAACAAAAAATTGTAATGAAGCGGGAGGTCTTGGCAGACAAGGCAATCTGGACCGCCAAGAAAAGATATATTCTAAATGTCCATAACTCTGAA